AACGGCAAGACCATTGGCGCCGGCACCCAGGTGGAAGTATTGGGGGTGGCAAAATGAATGTAGAGACAGAAAGCCGCATTGCGTTTTTGAAGTCTGAGTTGGCTGAGACGGACTACCTGTGTTTGAAATTTACAGACGGTGCTTTATCCGAGGAGGAGTACGCACCGATCCGCCAGCAGCGGGCAGAATACCGAGCAGAAATCAACAAACTGCAAGAGAGCAGTGAAAATTAAGAAAGGCGGTAACAAAAATGAAAGTAAGCAAGGAAACAATCGTAAGAACTGTGGTGCTGTTCGTGGCACTGCTGAACACCGTGCTGAATGCCTGCGGAAAGAACCCGCTGCCGTTTAGCGATGACGAGGTCTACACCGGGGTGTCCGCCGTTGTGGCCACCGTCGCAGCGGTGTGGGCTTGGTGGAAGAACAATAGCTTTACGGCTGCGGCTGTCAAGGCCGATGAGGTCTTGAAGATCGAAAAAGCCGAGGGCGGCACAGAAGACGAGGTGGAGCAGTGATGGGCACACTTCTTTATTATTGCCGGCAGACCACCGAGGCCTGCAAGGGCATTCCGTACGCCAGCAAGAGCCACCCTTACCGTTACGGCACTTCCGGCTGTATTTACACCAGCGGCTGCGGTGTGTGCTCCAGCTTGATGGTGCTGCGAAACTTTGGCGTTGTGCCCGCCACAATGAACACAAAGAGATGGGCGGCCGAATGTGTCAAGATGGGCGCAAGAGCGGCAGAGGGCACGAATATGGCCAAAATTGCCGAGCATTTCAAAAAATTCTACGGCATTACTGCCAAGCAGACCAAGAGCACCGAAACGCTGAAAAAGCACTTAAGGAACGGCGGGCGTGCCATTATCTGTGTCACCGGCAGAGGTAAGCGGCTGTTCAGCGATAGCGGTCATTATATCTATGTTGGCGGCATTGACAAGTCCGGCAACTTGATTATTCTCGACCCTTACTGGTACGACGGCAAATTCACTTTGACAGCACGCCGAAAGGCTTACACAAAGGTCAAGAACGACCGAGAAGTCTATGTGCAGCCGTCAGCGCTTGCGGCAGACATTGGCAGCATTTGGCTGTTTACTGCGCCGAAAGGCGTTAAGCCGCTGTGCAGCGTGAACGATGTCAACCACAAGAAGCCGAAGCCGGTGGCTCCGGTGGTTCACCTTGGGCAACATATCTTGACCGCCGTGCGTGGCGTTTACAAGGGCTGCGGCGCAGATACAGGGCGCAAAAAGGTCAGCGACCTGTCAGAGGACGGACAGAAGCACGCTACGACCGCCAAGAAGTCCGCATTTGCGTTTTTGAGAAAGGGAACGATGGTTTCCTTGCTTGAAGTCAAAAAGGCGAAATCGGGAAATCTGTGGGCTAAAATTCCCAGCGGTTGGATTTGCATTTGGGAGAAGTCCGACAACACCCTGTTTGTTAAATAAGAAAGGGGTGGAGATCGGTGGGAATGAACAGAGACGATATTGACGCAATGCGGGATGAATTTGACGGCAGATATGTCCGCCAATCGACCTGTGACGAGCGCCACCGGGCGGTCAGTAATAAATTTGCGAATGATGACAAGCGAATTGAATTGCTGCTCCAGCGGCTTGCTTCGTACGATAAGCTGTTATGGATAATTACCACCAGCGTCGTCGGAACGCTTGTGACTTCGGTGGTATCTATCATTATACACGGATAATGGAGGATTGCGATGGACAACAACAAACAGTGCGACGGCTGCCAGGTTGCGGCAAATGTGCCTTACGCAGCGTTCGAGGCTGTATCTGCCAGGGCGGAGCGTAACATTCGGCGGCTGGCTTTAATTATCGTTTTTTTGATCCTTGCGCTCATCGGTTCAAACATTGCGTGGCTGTGTTACGAGAGCCAGTTTGAGGATGTTACAAGTCAAACAGAGCAAACGGTAACGCAAGACACGGCAGGCGGTGGTGACAACAATTTCGTAGGTGGTGATATGGTTGGCACGACAAACGATTAGAACAAAAACTGTCACTCGCAGGAGAGTTCGCAAGACCGGCGGAAATTCCGGCTACAAGAAATGCCCGACTTGCAAAGGCAGCGGGCGGGTGAAATCAAGATGAGGTGGAGCAGATGAGGGCGGACGATGTGGCAGACCTGTCAAGAGAACAGTGGGAGCACTTGATAGAGCAGTACATTTTCAACGAGCAGCACCGCCGCATATTCAAGCGCAGGTGGCTTGACGGCGTTTGTTTTGAGCCACTGGCGGAGGAATTCGACATTTCTGTTCGGCACGCTCAAAACATCGTCTACAAGTGCGAAAAGAAAATTTTGCGCCACATTTGACAGCCGGCCGTTGACAAGACCGCTGCAATCGGCTATAATGATATTGTTGGTAGAACGGCCACCCGAAGCGCCGTATCTCTCACGGGCTGAGCATTTGCTCTACGCCCACAGGCAGCGGGTAACTATCAACAAGTCGGACAGCAACCCGACGAGCATATTCTTTTCTCCTTTCAAGAAATGCTGCAAAAGAGAACACCTGGCTTCGGCTGGGTGTTTTCTTTATGCCAAAAAAGCCACCGCTGGGACACTTGCCGGTGATCGCTGGCAGAGGTGCGGGTGGCCTAATCACTTTTATTTTACAACGAGATTTTGGAAAAGTCAAAAAAATATAGAAAAAGTATTGAAAAAGTATAAAAAAAGTATTGACTTTTTCCGACGAGTGTGGTATTATATAATCACAGGGAGGGGGAAAGGAACCCCGACAGAAGCTGAAAGGAGAACAACACAATGGAAAAGATTTACAGATTTTACAACGACACAAAAACAACGTCCAGCATTTTAGAATTGATCGATATTGACATTGCAACCGGAAAGGTCAAAGGTCGTGACATTTATACTGGTAGAAGGGTAACGGTTAAAAGAAGCAATGTTCTTGATCGAGCATATTTAACTGAATATGAAGCGGCTAGAAGATTAAAAAAGGCATAAATCAAAAAAGTGCTTTATTGAAAGGAGAACAAAAAATGACAGATCGTGAAAGAATTGCAGCAATTAGACAAGCACTGAAAGAACACGGATACAGCAACCGCAAGGTTGGCGTTCGGTATGATGGCTATGCCATTTGGCTGACAATCAAAGATTTGGCCATTGACATTAAAGAAATTGAGCAACTCACAAAAGGCTACGAAAGCTACGAGTGCGACGAGGTCACCGGAGAGATTTTAAGCGGCGGAAACACTTTTGTGTTTGTCAATTATGCTTACGGCCTAACGGCTTAAATGCTTCTGCTGGGGTTGAGCACATCAGCCCCAGCCCACATAATAAGCTGGCGAGCTGAAACGCGAAAGGAGAAAATTATGAACGCATACATCGTTAGAACCGCAAAAGACAAGAAAGAGATCAAACGCTTCAGCACGCTGGAGGACGCTTTCGCTGCGATCGAGCGCTACGAGGAGCGGGACGAAAAGGCAGGCACATTCACCAAGTGGGCGTACGAGGTGGCTTACGAGGGCACCTGGTACAGCGTGGCGGACATCGACATCCGCAAGAACGGCGAGCCTGGAGACGAGGAATTGCTTTGGATTGGAGACAACGAACAGGAGGCGCTGGAGGCATTCGAGCGGCTGTGCTGGGAGAACCGGCACAATATGAATAACAGACGCATTGAACTGCGCAAGATGGACTACGACCCGAGAGACCCGGAGCGCTGCGTTGAGGGATACAACGATTTGAAGAAAATGGAGGGCTAACGCGATGGACATTCACAATGCAATCTACTGGCACCTTGGCGGCTATTCGCCAAAGCTGTTCAGTAAAAACAAGCGGGTGCTGCCGGAGTACAGTAGATATATGGCGGTGCTGTTGCAACACTTGTTAGACGGCGAGCGGCATTTCTGCATTTGCCGCCGACACGGAGAGACCCGCACAGAGTTGGCGTTTTTGAACGCCTTACATATCAAGGGCGCGTCGGAATTTACTCCGGACAAGATTTGGCTAAAGCTGGACGGCAGACGGAAAGAAGTCAAGCGGCTGATCGAATTGGCCGAACACCTGGAAAGAGAGGCAAAAGAAAAATGAGAAATGCAATATCTGCCACGCTGCGGTGGCTTGGCTGTGCAGTTGCCTGTGTGGGCTTCTGCTTAGTTTCGGAGCAGTTTTGGTGGCTACCCATACCAGTTATATGCCTTGGCGGCTTAACCGTCTTAGCGGGCGTTATGCTGGCTGTGGATAAGAAGAAGGACGATGGACGAAAAAAAGACGACCAGCAGCAGCCAGTCGCCCGGATTACAGACTTTCAGCAGACCTATTTGCTTGCTTGCTCACTCGGCAAGGACGAGGACGGCTCCAATGCGTCCAGCCGGAGCATTGCAGAGTGATAGAGCGCTGGAGCGATCACCTGGAGCGTGTCCATTAGTTCGTCCATAAGGTCGAGCACTTGGCAGGTGTCAAGGCCGTCAGCGGCTGCCAAGAAATCACTGGAGCCGTCAGTTCTCACAGGCTTGGTGGACTTGCTGGCGCCGCCGGTAAGATGGTCACGGACGATATAGAGCCAGGCAAGGCGTTCAACCGTCGCCCAGGTCGTGTCATGGTTGCGCTCCAAGTCGAGTATATCTTGATTCAATATGTCTAAAGAAATCATAGCTTTTTCCTTTCGTAGGGGGTGAGAAAATGAACAAAGAGGTGGTTTTCGTGTACACTTTCGCCGATGGGTACCGTTGCTGGTGTGCTGGGTTTGATAAGGTCGAACTGCAACACGCAGAAGCAAAGCACGGCAAGCTGGTCAATGTGCAGCGGGAATATTGAGAAACAGGGCAGAGCGAAAGGCTCCGCCCTTTTCTTTTAGGCTGTCACAACGCCATAATTAAGAGAATATCTTGCGAGCAATCCGTCTTGCTCTGCGCAGATTGCAGCAAGGTCATAGTCCAAGCACTCCAAGGTTATGCGCTGTCTTTCGACGCGCTCCAACTCACAGTCTACCGACTCAACAAGCTTTTTGACTTCGCAAGCCGCAGCAACCTCACCAAGTTCGTGCAAGTCTGCGTATACCTGTTCGTACAGTTTCTTGGTTTCGGTTTCCCAGGATTGCCAGCGCAGAAATGCGTCACGAACGGCTTTGCGTTTGGTTCCGGCGTCTACCTGCTGGCGGGTGTAGCCACGCCAAGCGTTCGGGATGATCTCCGGGTCTTTGGCGGCCGCTTCCGGCAGCAGATGATTGAAGCGCGAGACGAAATACAGGGCAGTTTTTTGATGTTCTACAAATTCGGACATCGCCTGGCATTGTTGCTGTCGCTGATAGCCACACAGGTTCAAAAAACCGAAATATTCAGCCAACTGGCTGTGCAGCATTACTCCCTCGATTTGGTGGGCATTTATGCGCCCAAAAATTTCACTTGCAGTCATAGGCGGCCGCCTTTACAGCTTCTCGACCGTCACGGACAAGTTGTTGACGACGGCAGTAGAACCGCCAAGCACAAAGGACAGAATCGAACTGTCGCAGCCGCAGGCGTTGCGGAGGATGGCGCTCACTGTCAGCGTGACGGTTTCATTTACGGCGGCTGTGGTGGCGCTTGAAGTTGCGCCGATCACGGCAACGCCGTCCTTTTGGGCTGTCAAAGAAACAGTACCGGCAGCAGGAGGCGTAACGGTGGCCACGGCGGTCACCTTGTAATAACCGCTGCCGCAAAGTGTGATCGTGTTGCCGTCCTGCCGGATGTTGCAGCCAAAGCGGCGAGCGGTCACGCCTACCGGGATGACATCGCCTGCCGTGATGGTGGGTGCAGTGGTGTTAGTGGTATAAATTGCAGATTTTGACATTTTTAGTTTTTCCTTTCGTAAAAGATTAGCGGGAGCAGCTGTTGCCGCCCCCGCCGGTTGAAATCCTCGCCGTGGTGGCGTGTGTGTGTTAAATGTTGCAGCAGCTGTTGCAGCCACAGAACGGAGACGGGCCCGCATTGTATGCGTAACTCATCGGATAGCGGACGACACCGCAGAAGCGGCTGTCCATTTCAAGGCTGGTCACCTTGTCACGCAGCGCCTGGATCTCGTTCGTTTGGATCAGCTTCCGGGTGGCTTCACCCTCTGCGTGAATAGCTGTGGTGATGTCGCAAGCATTCTGATTCATCTGTGCAGACAGATTAGCCGTCGCAAGCTGATTCTTGCAGCAGCAGTCTGCCAGCTGGCCTTGGATTGCTCGACCTTCTGTCAAAATGCTGTTGTTAAGCGCGAAGGTGCTGTCGCAAATGCCGTTGCCGATAGTGTTCAGCCGGTCATTCAGCTGGCCGAACTGCTGACCGAACAGGATCTCCTGCTGGCTGGCAGCGGTAGCGTACTGGCCGAATTCACCCTGTCTGTTCCAGCCGTTGCCGTTGAAGCCCCAAAACAGGAAGAGCAGGATCACCCACCAAGCACCATTGCCGCCAAATGCGCCATTGTCGTCACCTACGGCTGCCCGCAGGTCGGAAAGTGAATAGTTGTCCATTTTTTTGTTTTCCTTTCGTTAGATTTTTATAAAATGGGCTGTGCACCGCCTCATTTTAACATTGATTGGATTTGCTCCGCTTGGGCTTTCAACTGCTGAAACTGCTGTTGGCTCATCTGCCCGGTGTTTAGCAAATTCTGTACGATCGCTTGCGGGTCTTTCCCGCCAAGGGCTTTACGGAATTCCGCCAGCTGCTGCAAGAAATTCCCGCCGTTATTTGCCGGCAGGTTCTGCGGCTGCTGCTCGCTGCTTTGTTTTTGCATTGCGTCCAGTATCGGGTTGCGCATTGATGATCTCCTCCAGTCTTGCTATGCGTTGTTCAAGGTCTGCGTTGGTCGGCTGTTGCGTCTGTTCGTGTGGAGTGATGTTGAACGCAGACACCGTCTTATATCCTGCGCCGTCGGTCTTGACAAGCCACACAAGCGGCTGACTTTCGTCCAGCAGTAAGGCGCTGCTGTTAGGTGCCAGCGGGTATGCCTGCGCTCCGTTCTCGCCATTGACAGTGACTACGTCACAACGCTGTTGCATTGCTTGGTTCTGCTGCATTGCTGCCAGCCTGTCAGCGTATGGGTTCCCATAGGGCTGCACGCCCTGCATATAGCCGTTGAATGTGTTATACATTGACTGTTCCCTCCGTTTCTATCTCTATTTTAGAATTTTACAGTTTGTATTTCCACGAGCATATCACGCAAGTTTTATACCGATTGTATAAAAGAAATATAAAAAAAATATAAAAAAGGTATTGACTTTTCGGCCTGGATGGTGTAGAATAGTAAATGTAAGGGGGAGAGATAAAGACCCCCGACGAAAGGAGAAAATAAAATGAAGGTAATGGTTAAAGACTGGTTTTTCAATAAAATGCAGGATGAGGCTTGCGGCGTATATTTGGTTCACACCGCTGTGCAGGTGATTGACGAAACAGCCAAGGCTTACAAACTCGAGATGATCGCAACGACTTATGACGGCGAGTTTGAAACCACCAAGGCTATGTGGTGTCCGAAGTCTTGCACGATGACCGAAGAAGAGTACAAGGCAGATGAGCAGGCACAGGTTGACCGCTTCCAGGCTGGTTGCGAAGCTTATGAAAAATTGCTGACTTTCGCCAAGGACAACGGCGTCAAGGGCGTTCGCAAAGGTATGCGCAAGGCCACGATCCTGGCCAAGGTTGAGGCTGCCGGCTTGCAGTACATTGCCTAATTGAAAGGAGGACGACAAAATGGCACTAAAAGAACACCGGATTTTAATGGTTGATCTTTTGAAAAAAGAAATAGCCGACAACAGCTGGCTGACGGATTGTAACAGTGAGCAGATTGACAACCTTTGCAAAATAGTTGGATTGCTAAACCGTGATGGTTTCAACACCGGAGCGTTGGCGTATATTGCCAAAGCAATAAAAAAAAACAGCTGCACAGCCGACGGCGTGGTTGAGATCGCCGACAAGCTGGTAAACAAATGCTGCCGGGTGTTGCTAGTCAATGACAAAGGCGGCGGACTCTGGGACGGAATATGAGAAGATAAGCCAACGCCGGGATGGTGTAAAGACCGGCAGAAAAGGAGAGCAGAAAATGAACAGATGTACGATTTGTGGTCGGACTTTCGATGGCTGGGAAATCAGCGGCGGCGTATGCGATAGCTGTGCTGAAGCTATGGACGATGACAAGATTGTTTGCCCAATTTGCGGCAAAGAACACTACCTGGAAGATATGCCGCACGGCGTTTGCTCCGACTGCTTGAGCGAGACTGCTTGGCAGTTTGACACTGTCAAAGCGGTAGTCGGCGACGAAAAGGAAAGCGTTCAGCTATCTGCGTTGGTTGTTTCGATGTTAGACCCGGACGAAATCGAGGAAATCTGCGAGAGAGAAATCCGAAAGGCCGTTGAGGCTGGCACGGTTGACCTTTCGCCGGTGATAGAAGCGGACGAGGACTGGTTCTGCGAGCGCTTCATTGAAAATGACAGAAAGGAGGGTGAGAGATGAACAACACGACAACCAGGGACAACTTGCTACTGGTCAAAATGACAGACGGCGAAAAAGAACAAATTCGGCAGGCTGCTGACCTGCGTGGGCTGACGATGTCGGCTTATGTTCGTATGGTTCTGCTCGCAGAAGCGGGCAAAGAGAAAGGAGAGTAAAAAATGGCAATTATTGTAATGGTCTATGGCCAAAGCGGCACAGGCAAGTCCACCAGTTTGCGCAACTTCGCCACGGACGATGTTGCAATCGTAAATGTGAGCGGAAAGCCGCTGCCGTTCAAAAACAAGCTGAAAACATACAATAGCGACAACTATGCCAAGATCGAAAAGGCTATTGCAGCAGCGCCGCAGCAGTCCATTGTGATCGACGACGCCACCTACCTTATGGTAAACGAGTTTATGCGCAATGCCAAGGTGACCGGTTATCAAAAATTCACCGATATGGCTCTTTCGTTCAATCACCTGGTTGAATTTGCCGCCAAGCTGCCGGACGACAAAATCGTCTACTTCTTGGGGCACAGCGACCAAATGGACGACGGCCGAGAACACTTCAAGACCATTGGGAAAATGCTGGACAACTATGTCACGCTGGAGGGGCGGTTTACAATCGTTCTAAAGACAGTTGTGCAGGACGGCCGGTATTGTTTCCAAACGCACAACAACGGACAGGACACAGTCAAGAGCCCGCTGGGGATGTTTGACCAAGACTTGATCGACAACGATCTAAAGGCGGTTGACAGCGTTATCCGCGAGTATTACGACATCGGCGGTGAAACAGATGAGCAGTGACACGCTGAACGGCGTTAAATCGTTTATTGACGGAACAGCAACCGTCGTGGTACACTTTCCAGTAGACTGGCAAGGGCGCAGCTTTGTGTGCTGTGCGCAGTGTCCATACCTGTCAAGCAGCAAACGTTACTGCCAGCTTAATCAGCGTCCGGTACAGTTCCCGGATCGTTACATCGGGTATGAATGCCCGTTAAATTTTGAAGAACAAAAGGAGTTTGAAAAATGAAAAAGTTTGATTTTGAAGCGAAGAAAACAGGAACGGCGTCCGATCCGCTGCCCGCTGGTGGATATGTAGCGAAGATTGTAAATGCGCTCATCAAGACATACGATTGGGGCGAGGTTCTGGTCATTTCGTTTGACATCGACGAAGGCGAGTACAAAGATTTCTTCCGTCAGCAGTTTAAGAATTCGCCGTTTGAGGACAAGAAGTGGAAGGGCAACATCCGCGTGACTGTTCCGGATAAGGCAAATCAGTGGTATGACAGCCAGCTGAAGCGGTTCGGCAATTTGATTGCTTGTTTGGAGGAAAGCAACGACGGTTATCACTGGGACTGGGACGAAACGGCACTCAAGGGCAAGCATGTGGGTGTTCTGTTCCGCGAGAGAGAATGGGCGTACAACGGAAACACTGGCTGGACGACCGAGGCGTGCTCCATTCTGTCAGTGCAGGACATTCAAGAGGGCAAATTCAAGACACCAAAGGCCAAGCCGCTGCCCGCAAGCCAAAAGCCCGCTTCCGTTGACAGCAACTCCGATTTTGAGGTCATCGACGATGGAGACGATGACGACCTGCCGTTCTAATGCGGCAGACGGAAATTGAGGCGGTGCTGGACACAATGCAGATCGTTGTTGACACACGAGAGCACCGCACAGCAGAAGCCGTCAAGAGGTGGGAAGCGTTTGGCGTTCCGTACCGACAGGATAAGCTGGACTTTGGCGACTATGGCGCAGAATTTGACATACCTGGATTTGGCAAGTGGATTTGCCCCGCCGTGGTAGAACGCAAAATGTCATTGACAGAAATCTGCGGTAATTTCTTTCAGCACCGAGATCGGTTCGTTCGTGAGTTTGAGCGAGCAATGGCGGCAGGCTTCAAAGTCTATCTGCTGATCGAAGGTGAAAGCTGGGAGTCGGCATACGCTGGCCGTTACCGATCCAAGGTTCTGCCGCAGTGTTTGGTGGCAAGCCTAACGGCTTGGATGGCTCGGTATAACTGTGTCGTTCTTTTTTGCACCGCCAGGACGGCGCCGAAGTTGATTAAAGATGTTCTATACAGAGAAGCAAAGGAAAAAATCACAGAATATTTTAAGGAGGCATAACTATGGACATTGAAAAAATCATTTATTTTTTGAAAGATTTTAGAAAAAGAACGAGCACAGATACCGCCGAGGCGATCGATTGCGCAATAGAAATCGTAAAAAAGCAAAAACCCGAGAGGGTCTTAGAATTCACTGTCCCAGTGTTCACGACAAACGGCCACCACGAAGAAGTGAATGTAAATTCTTGCCCCACTTGTTTTCAAACAGTCGAGCGCACAGAGTTTTGCCCGCATTGTGGCCAGCGGCTGATGTGGAAAGACGCTGACGGACTCGTGACAAGAGGATGAGCGAAAGGCAGTACAGAATGGTAGTGCGGTTGCGATAACGGAAAGGAGAAATAATGGCACGATATTTCAAAGTGGTCGAAATCGACCGCGACAGTTTCATCGAAGCAATGGGGGAAGATTTGGATTGCGACCAGTTGTGTGGCGTATGCGAAGGCATTGGTTATGTTGCCGTAGACGATACCGAGACGGACGAAATCACCGTTTCTCTCGACATTTTTGAGGAGGTATAACAATGTTCATTTGTCTAACAAGCCCTGATTTCGAACGGGTACTTATAAACATCAACCTTGTCGCTGTTGTAATTGGCGGACATGGGAGTAACGCTGTCTATTTTGATGGCTGCGATGACCATGTCATGGTTACGGAGTCCATCGAGGAAATCCACGAGATGATTCAGTCCGCAGAAAAGAGGTACAGAAAATGATGATACCCGAAAAACAGGAATTGGTACGGTTATTAAACCTGTACCAAACCGAACTTCTTATGGACAACGACAGCAATATCCAGGAAGCCATAAAGCACTCGGGCGAGGAATGGAAAGGCACTTATAAACCTGGTGTGAAAGCCCAGTATGAACACGCTCGTGTCATCGCCGCAAAACTGTCGGTAGAAATCGGCAAATATATCATAACATGTCGCGAGGTATAAATATGGATATGATTTGCAAATGTGGCAGCAAGGAGTTCTTCACTGAGAAACACGGCAATCAGACCGGACTTTACTGCTCTGCTTGTGGTAAGTGGCAGAAATGGCTCAAGAAAGACGAAATGCGACTCTTCAATCACGGCGTCCAGGACGGCTGGATCAGCGTAAAGGACAGGCTGCCGGACACAGACAGAAAAGTGCTCGTTTACGATTTGAACAGCGGTTGCTACGTGATGTCTCGCAGAGGAAGTGAGTGGAATGTTTTACCGACACTCCGCCCGCGCATCACTCATTGGCGAGAGCTGCCTGACCCGCCGAGGAAGTTAAAGGAGTAAAAAAATGAAAAAGTTTGATTTTGAAATAGCGTATCTGCACGCCTTAAAACTTGGAAAGGATGAAAAAGAGTGATTATTGATAATCTAAAAAAACATACGGAAAAATATGAAATTATATACTCCGACCCGCCGTGGCAGCAGAAAAAAGGCAATACAAGAAAATGCAGACCAAATCAAGGCAAAGAGCTTGATTATAAGACCATGAACCTCGGCGATATAAAAGAGCTGCACAAACAATTTCTCGTTAATAACACCGCAGAAAAACACAATGTCTTTATGTGGACGATTGACAAGTTTTTACCGCAAACGGAAAAATTTATGCGAGAGTTAGGGTATGAATTGCACGCTCGCATTATATGGGATAAGGAAAACGGCGTTGCTCCTGCGTTTACTGTAAGATACTCGCACGAATATTTATTGTGGTTTTACAAAAAAGGAAAAATTCTTATGCCAATCAAAGAATATCGTGGCAAATATACCACTGTTTTGCGAGAACACTCAACAAGCCATTCCAAAAAGCCCGAAATCGCTTACAAAATGATTGAAGATATGTTCCCTAACTGTTCCAAGGTGGAGTTATTTGCAAGAAACACCCGAAAAGGCTGGAACTCTTTTGGGGATGAGATATAAGCGTTGGAAAGGATGAATGAAAAATGACTTGCAAAGATTGTATTCATTATGAACTGTGCAGTAAAAACAAAGGCTTTAAACCTTGTGAAAAATATGCGGAAATATGGACTTGTTTTAGGAAAAGAAAGGAGGCACAGAAATGACAAATTACGAACGAATCAAAAATATGAGCGTTGAGGAAATGGCAAAACTCATTAACTCAATAATTGCCTATTGTTTCAATGATGAAGAAAATGCAGACTGTCTTCCAATTATAGAAAAATGGGTTAATAGTGAGGTAGAAAAATGAAAATTCAACTTGACAATCAGGCGTTAATGCCTGTTCGAGCGCACAACACTGACGCAGGACTTGACCTGCTGTCACCGGTGGACACGGTAATTCCGGCACATGGATCGGTGACCGTTGGCACCGGGGTACATATTGAGTTGCCGCCAAATACCGCAGGCTTTCTCAAATCAAAAAGCGGATTGAATGTTAAGTACGGCATTACAAGCGAGGGCGTGATTGATGTGGGCTACACCGGAAGTATTGCTGTCAAACTGTACAACCACAGCGGTATGGATTACACCGTGCGCCGTGGGGACAAGATCAGCCAGCTGGTGGTGGTTAATGTCGACACTCCAGATCTGGTGCTGGTGGACAAGCTGGCAGACACCGAACGCGGTAACGGCGGGTTCGGGAGTACAGGGAGGTAAAAGATGAATGAAAAAGCGTATCAAGCTGCGGGCGATGACAGAAAGCGAGTTTTGCAGAACTCAAGAATGCGAAACTTGTCCGGAATTTCTTCCAACATTAGGCAACCAGTTTAAGACAAGATGTATGTCGAGCATTAAAAAGATGTTGTCCGGAGAATATGGCGATAAGCCGTACCGCAACAGTGATGGCAAGTATATTTTGGTGCAAGCAGATGATTGATTATGCAACAGAAATCAAGGAACGGCTGGACACGGCGGAGGTGCTGGAAGCATACGGCATTCATATTGACAGGAAAGGGCGTGCTGTCTGCCCTTTTCACAACGACAACACGCCGTCAATGCAAGTCTATTCCGGAAGCAATGGCTACCACTGTTTTGCGTGCGGAGAGAACGGCGACATTTTGACATTCGTGCAAGAATATTTTGGACTTTCTTTTTGGAAAGCGTGCGAGAAATTGAATAATGATTTTGCGCTTGGCTTGCCGATTGGTCAGCGAATTTCCGTCAGAGAACAGCGAAGAATGGAGCAGGCCACCAGGGAGCGCAAAGAGAAACGCAAGGCCGAAAAAGCAATGCAAGAGCGGTTGGAGCGGGACTACTGGGCGGCGTTCGACGAGTGGGCAAGGCTGGACTACCAGCTGCGCAAATACCGCCCACAGGCCGCCACAGAGCCGTTAAACCCGCTTTTCGTTGAAGCGCTACAACGGATAGGCTTGGCGGATGAAAGGCTAACACAGGCCGATTTGAGGAGGCGAGGAAGTGCTTACAGATGAACAGATACAAGTGATTGCGACGCCGGAGCAGCTGCTGAACACCGATCTGCTGCTGGACTTATGTGAGGAACGGCCGGAAGACCAAGCAAGGCTGGCGGCGTTGATGGCGATAAAGGCAAAGGAATTCGGCATTCAGCAGGAATTCAAGAGCGTTCTAAAAGCGTTTAACAAGGCAAACGAGAGCCTTGCAAAAGAGTACAAGCGGACGAATGCAAAGCTGCGCTGCGGCGTTGACTTGGACTTTGACGCAAATGGCCGTCCGGTGGCGTCAATAGACAATTTCGTTAAGGTGCTCGAGGGTGACCCGCGGTTCTCCGGCATAAAGTTTAATTTGCTTACATACAGTCCGGAGAAGACCGTCAACGGCGTGGCTGAGCGGTGGACGGACGCCGACGACGCAGAAATGCGGCGGTATATCGAGAAGAAGTACGGCTTCCACAGCGTACAGAAAAGCGAGGACGCCATGCGGATTGTGCTGGCTCATCACGAATACCACCCAGTGCGTGAGATTGTGGACGGATTGGAATGGGACGGCGTTCCGAGAATTTCCTGCTTTTTGGCAAAATGGACAAAATGCGAAGACACTCCGTACACAAGAGAAGTCAGCCGTTTAATCTTCGCTGGCGGTATCCACCGGTTGTACAATCCCGGTTGCAAATTCGACGATATGCCGGTGTTGATCGGAACAAAACAGGGCGAGGGCAAATCAACGCTGATCCGCTGGCTTGCTTTGGCGGACGAATATTTCACGGAGGTCAACGAGTTTGACGGCCAGCGTGGCATTGAATCAATCGAAGGTGCGTGGATTTGCGAAGTTTCTGAGTTGCTTGCAATGACGCGGACGAAGGAGCAGGAAGCCGTCAAGTCCTACCTTACCCGGCTAAATGACCGCTATCGTATGCCGTTTGACAAGCGAGTGACCGACCACCCCAGGCAGTGTATCTTCATTGGTACGACAAACAAAGAACAGTTTTTGACCGATAAGACCGGCAACCGGCGGTTCTATCCGGTGAGGGTGAAGCAAAGCGGGTATGAGTTGTTTGACAATGAGAAGCAAATCAAAGCAGACATCCGCCAGTGTTGGGCAGAAGCATTTGAGTTGTACAAGGCGGGCAAGCTGCTGCCGTATGCTGACCGGTCGTTGATTGATGACATCCGCAAGGAGCAGGCAGAAGCAACAGAAGATGACTTCCGTGTCGGTATGATCGAGGACTATTTGGAAAACAAGACCGAGATTTGCGTGCTTGAACTTTGGCAGGAGGCTTTGCGAATGGGTGAATATTCCAAGCCCACAAAAAAGGAAAGCCAGGAGATCGGGCTGATACTCCAGTCAATGACCGGGTGGGTCAAGCAGCCATATCCCAAGAAGTTTCCAGTTTATGGCAACCAGCGTTGGTGGGCGAACGATGAAAATTCCGACCAAATTGACCTTGACGACATCATCGAACTTTAGCCAAAAGACAGCCGCTTCAGTAGTGCTTGTAGCGTTGTAGTAGACTTTGTAGTGCGATTTTGTAGTGCGAAAATTTGGCTCAACAAAGCCAAAAAAAACACATTCTCTATATAAACACTACAAACACTACATTATTTGAGAGAATAATATAAAATAAGGAAAAAAGTAAAAATAGAAATATATTTATAGCAGACAACGTAGTTTTTGTAGTTTGTAGCGGCTCGAAAGTCCAAAATTTGGCGTGGTTGAGCCAAAAATGGGTCGCTACAAACGAACTACTACATTGTAGGTTGTTTGACTGGAGGAGATGAGATAATGGACAGGAGTTTAGAAAAAGCCGCAGCTGACGGCAAAATCTTACCGAAAGGGCTGACAGCAGCGGATAGCGCCGAGTATATCGGCCTGGTGGCTATATATCGGCTTTTCCGCGCTGGGTTGATGGATAAGGAAACCGCAAAACGGCAGAAAGAAGCGCTGCGGTACAACTGCACCCTGCTGCGGTCGAAAGCGGAATTTTTAAGCCGAGAATCGTTGGCGCTGGAGGAACGGATCACCGCCGCCACAGAAGCCTACACCACTGACAAGAACCTGGACACAGCGGAGGAATTATACAGAGCGTTTTATCATTTGCCGCCAAAGCGTTGATTTTTGGCGGCTTTTCTGCTACAATTAGATTTAGGAGGTGCGTTTGAATGAAAGTTGAAATGCGAGCGCTTGACAGTATCAAGCCGTATGAGAAGAACGCTAAAAAGCATGACCAAACGCAAATTGACAATGTGGCCGAGAGTATTCGGCAGTATGGTTTCGTTCAGCCTATCGTTGTAGATAAGGACGGCGTGATTGTGATCGGTCATTGCCGAGCCCTTGGCGCAAAGAAGCTGGGGCTGAAGGAGGTGCCGTGCGTTTGTGTTGACGACTTGACACCCGAACAAGTGAACGCCCTGCGGCTGGTGGATAACAAGAGCAACGAAAGCGACTGGGACTTTGATCTGCTGGCCGACGAGTTGCCGGATCTCGACCTGTCGGCATTTGATTTTGATTGGTGCCTGCCCGAAGAAAACGAGCACGACGAAAGTGTAGAACATTATACGCTTAAAGATTTATTTCTATTCCCTACATTCAGCGTATTAGATGGGAGAGCAGGCGAATGGCGAGAAAGAAAAAGACAGTGGATTGGGCTTGGAATTCAAAGCGAACTCGGGCGAGACGATAATTTGACACACAGTCCTCAAAGAACATCGTATATGAAGAGCGGATTAAAAAATGTGGCACCTGGTACAAGCATATTTGATCCAGTTCTGTGTGAAGTGGCTTATAAATGGTTCTTGCCAAACGCCGGAAGTACAGTATTAGATCCGTTTGCAGGCGGAAGCGTGCGCGGCATTGTTGCCGAGAAATTAGGTTATCGCTATACTGGTGTTGACATACGGCAAGAGCAGATAGCAGAGAATATTGCACAAGCAAATAGAATATGTCAATCTCCACCTGAGTATTTATGTGGAGACAGCAGAGAAATTAAAAAAATTGTTGGAAACAGGAAGTTTGATTTGGTGTTTAGCTGCCCGCCATACGGAGACCTGGAAGTTTACAGTGACAATCCGTGCGACATAAGTAATATGCACTATGATGATTTTGTAACTGCATACACACAAATCATCAAAAATTGCGTAGACCTTCTTGCTGAAAACCGATTTGCAATATTTGTTGTTGGAGACATAAGGGACAAACGAGGGTTTTATCGAGATTTTATAGGCGATACAAAGTCAGCGTTTAAGAATGCGGGTGCTTTTCTGTACAACGAGTTTATAAAAATTGATCCAAACGGAAACGCTGCAATGAAAGCAAAGCGCATGTTCGCCACAAGAAAAGCCGTAAAAATACACCAAAATATGCTTGTTTTTTACAAAGGTGATCCTAAAAAAATAAAGGAAAATTATGGAGAAATAGAATTCCCGGACATGTCGAATGATGATTTGGAAAGTGAAAACGATTATTAACAAAGCGAACAGTCCGTACTTAAAGCTGGGCATTGTAAAGCATATCAATCATTAGCAGAGAAAGGATGGTGCGTATGGCTAGACCAAGAAAAGAAATAGATCAAGAAGAATTTGAAAAACTCTGTGGATTGCAGTGCACGCAGGAAGAGATTTGCGGCTGGTTTGGCGTTTGCTCCGATACGCTTGAATCTTGGTGCAAGAGAACTTACGAGATGAATTTTTCGGAAGTTTTTAGAGAAAAGCGGGGGACTGGCAAAATATCCTTACGACGCAACCAATTCCAACTGGCGAAAAAGAACGCAAATATGGCCATTTGGCTCGGCAAGCAGTATCTTGGCCAAAGCGACCGAGGCGAGTACACTGTTGCGGTTGATAGGCGGGAGGATGACCCGTTGACTTTGGCCTTGAAAGAAACGGCAAGAGCGATAGAACGGAGCGAGAGCAACAATGCCGGGGTTGAGTGATAAGCAACTGCAAATATTGGCGTTCCCTTACACTCGATTTGACGCCTTGATAGCTGATGGCGCCATCCGATCCGGCAAGACCGTTTGGATGATGTACGCGTTTGTCGAGGACGCTATGAGGAGATATGACCGGCAGCGGTTCGGCATTTGTGGAAAGACTGTTGATAGCGCCGTCAAGAACATAATCGTGCCATATCTTGGAATGACCGAGCCAAGGGAACGGCTGGACATACAATGGCGGCGGAGCGACAAACTGCTGGTGGTTCGTTGTGGCCGGGTCGAGAACTATTTTGAAATATTCGGCGGCAAGGATGAAAGCAGCTTCACACTCATCCAAGGTCGAACACTGGCGGGTATTCTGCTTGATGAGGTGGCTCTAATGCCCCGGTCGTTTGTTGAGCAGGCACTCTCCCGCTGCTCCGTTGACGGGTCAAAGTTTTGGTTTAACTGCAACCCGGACAGCCCGCAACACTGGTTCTACACCGAGTGGGTGAGCCAGCCGGAGGCGCACAATGCCCTGCGTTTGCATTTTGAACTGCGGGACAATCCAGCGCTGACGGAGCACATTTTGCAGCGCTACGAGACAATGTACACCGGAGTGTTCTACCGGCGGTATATTCTCGGTGAGTGGTGCGTGGCTGAAGGCCTGGTTTACGATTTCGGCGAGGACAACATAACCGATGAGGTGCCAACGAATGGCGAATATTATATCTCGATCGACTATGGTACGCAAAATCCGTTCTCTGCTGGCCTGTGGTGCGTTTTAGGCTCAAAAGCGACAAGGGTTAAGGAGTTTTACTATAATGGCCGTCAAAAGGCCGTACAGAGGACAGACGAGCAGTATTGCGACGATGTGGAGAAGCTGGCTGACGGATATAAAATACGCAAAGTTGTTGTTGACCCGTCTGCGGCGTCATTTATCGCAGCGCTGCGGCAGCGTGGCTTTAAGGTTATTAAGGCCGACAACACAGTCCTTGATGGTATCCGCCGTGTGTCTGTATATCTGCACGCTGGCAATATCCAAATCCACCGCTCTTGCGTTGACAGCATTGCCGAGTTTGGGCTATATCGCTGGGACGATAAGGCAGGGGACGACCGAGTGGTTAAGGAGAACGACCATTGCTTGACTGGCGATACCGTCGTGAATACAGTTTTCGGCTGCAAAAAAATAAAAGACCTTGTTGGAAAAATCGGGCTTGTTTGGAGTTACAACGAGAAGCGGAAAAAGAAATGTATAAGGCCGTTTTTTGGCGTGAGAAGAACAAAAGAGAATCAACCGATTTTGAAAATAACGCTTGAAAACGGCAAGGTTATCAAATGCACCGAAGATCATAAAGTTTTGACCGACAAAGGATGGGTAAAGTCAAAATATCTAACGCAATCAAGCAAAATAGTTGACATTATGGACTAAATGAGATACAATATTTGTAGATCAATATTCACGGAGGATGTAATTATGGTTCAGTATGTTGACGACGGCGATCTTGCTTGCTTTAACGGATTGTCGTTCCGCAGAGATAAGAAAACCGGATATTTTTTGAATGCGAAAACACACAAACGACTTCACGTTTATGTGTGGGAGTATTACAACGGTTCAGAAGTCCCAAAGGGGTACAACGTTCACCACAAGGATTTTGATAAGAACAACAACGAAATCGAAAACCTTGTGCTGATGACAGCGAAAGAACATTCTAAATTGCATGGCAGTTCGTGGAGCGAGGAAAGACGAGAGTGGGCGAGGGAAAACCTTGCAAAAAACGCGAGACCAAAAGCGTCTAAATGGCATGGCAGCGAAGAGGGCAAAAAATGGCACTCGCAACACGCAATCGAAACTTTCAAAAATATGCCTTTGAAGTCTTATCGTTGTACCTTCTGCGGAAAAGAATTTGAGACAAAGGCAACGTATGGTGAGAACAAAAACCGCTTTTGCTCAAACAAATGCAAATCTGCATATCGCAGGAAGATGGGCTTTGACAATGTGACAAAAATCTGTGAAAGGTGTGGAGGGGAATATGTCGCGAACAAGTACCAAAAAACGAAGTTCTGCCAATCTTGTAAAGGTGCTAAAAATCGAGAGCGTGCAAAATGAAGACGTGTATAACATGGAAGTGATCGGCACGCACAACTTTTCCGTTAACGGCGGCTTGATCGTTCATAATTGTATGGATGATATTCGCTATTTTGTGAACACGATTTTGCGTAAGAAAATCGGCAAAAAAGAAAGTCCGCTTATTTTGAGCGTAGCTAAATAAAAACACGACGAAAGGGTGGTTAAAATTTCTATTTATTTGACTTTCCAAGACCTTGAAGCGTGCGGAGCATTTGAGGGCAAGCGGCAGGCGTTTGTCCTTTCTGCTATCCGCCAACATAAGGCCGGGCAGCTTTACAGAACAGCTTGTCGGGCGTGGGAGTATTATCGTGGGCTGAACCCGACGATAATGCACTACGAGAAGTTGATCTATGACTTGCGGGGCGACGCTCATGTTGACAGATGGGCACCGAATCACAAGATCACAAGCAACTTTTTCAATTTTGCAATCACGCAGGAAAATCAATACTTGCTTGGCAATGGTGCTATTTTTGGCGACAAGAAAACAAAGGAAAAGCTGGGCGGCGGCCAGGGCGAGCAGCACGGAGGGTCTTACGATTTCGACTACCAGTTACAAAAGGCTGGCAAGTCTGCTTTGATTGGTGGCGTTGCGTTCGGCTTTTGGAACCTTGACCACCTGGATGTGTTCGATGTGACGGAATTTGTCCCGCTGTTCGACGAAGAGAGCGGAGCGCTGCGGGCTGGCATTCGGTTTTGGCAGCTTGCAGACGACAAGCCGCTGCGGGCGACACTTTACGAGGTGGACGGCTACACCGAGTATTTGAGCCCGACGGGCACGAACGAAAAAATCTTGATTATCCAGCCAAAGACTGCTTACAAGATGAAGGTGCGGCACTCTATCGCTGACGGCACCGAGATTTACGATTTTGAGAACTACCCGGAATTTCCTATAATTCCGCTGTACGGCAACGACAAGAAGCAGTCGGAGTTGGTGGGGCGCCAGGGTACGCTTGACGCATTTGACCTTATCAACAGCAACCTCGTGAACAATGTTGATGAAGGCAACATGATCTACTGGGCGATAACCAACGCTGGCGGAATGGACGACGAGGATGACCAGCGATTTTTGGAGCGGCTGCGTACAATGCATGTCGCGCACATTGACGATGATGGCGCGCAGGTTGAAGCCCACACGGTGGAAGCCCCGATTGCTGCGTCCGATGCTGCGATAGCCACAATCAAGGCGCGACTATATGAGGACTTTATGTGCTTGAATGTGCTTGACCTTTCGGCTGGTTCAAAAACTGCCACTGAAATCCGGGCGGCTTACCAGCCGCTTGACAGCAAGACGGATATGTTTGAGTATTGCGTGACGAACTTTGTGGAAAAGATTTTGCAGCTGGCGGAAATCACCGACAGTGTCAGCTTCAAGCGGTCGAAGATCGTAAATCAGTCCGAGGAAATGCAGATGGTGCTTTCCGCTGCCGAGTATTTGGACGACGAAACGATCACCGAACAAGTTTGTTTCCTGCTTGGCATTGGCGACCAGGCGGACGACATAATCAAAAAGAAAAGGGACGAAGAGGGCAGCCGGGTCGAGATTGACGACGACCCCGCTTTTGGTGGAGAACCAGGACAGGATCAGCCGGAGCCAAAAGGGCAAGACCAGCAGACAGAGCCGGACGATGACCAGCAGGGAAGCGATCAGGACAGCAGCTTGCAGGACGATGACTTGGACACCTTGACGGATGAGGAGTTGCAAGCGTTGCTGGATAAGATCACCGAAAGAATGAAAAAGAAAGGCGGAAAATAATGGGCACTGAAATTCAAGACGGCTGTGTTGTATTCTATCAGTGGTACAAAGGTAAGTTGGTCAGCATTCCATACGATGGCTCCGTAACTGCTGACCCGGAAGCGTCAAAGAACTAAAAAGGAGGCGCCAGCGTTGGCAGATAAGGCACACAGAGAGACAGACAAGGTCTTGCTTTCGCTGGAGCGCCGCATTCGGCGAATATACCGGCAGACGCAAGATGAGGTGCGGCAGGCTTGGGACGCATATATGGCGGAAACCGAGCCAAAACTGGCCAGCTTGCAAGAAAAGTACGAAGCCGCTAAAGAAACCGGCGACAAGGCGGAAATCAAGAGGGCGGGTCGTGAGTTGTCGCTCGCCAAGCGTGAAGCGACTGTGCAAAATGACCGATTCAAGAGCATTGCGAAACAGACCGCCGAGAATTTGAGCCATGTTAATGAAATTGCGCTTGAATATACAAACGGCAGGCTACCGGAAGTCTACGCCTTGAATTACAATGCGATAGGAAAAGCTGCCAAGCAAGAACTGCGGGGCTTTTCCTTTTCGCTGGTGGACGCCCACACAGTCGAGAATTTGATTTTGCGAGGCGACCGCTCACTGCTGCCGCTGCGGAAGCTGAACAAGGCCAAGGATGTCCGGTGGAATATGAAGAAGATAAATTCAGAGGTTCTGCAAGGAATTTTACAGGGCGAGAGCATACCGAAGATCGCAAACCGCATTGCCAAGGTGCAACAAATGAATATGCACGCAGCCGTAAGGACTGCACGAACGGCTGTCACAGGCGCCGAAAACAAAGGGCGTATGGATATGCTCGGCGAGATGGAAGCAAAGGGCGTGGTGGTCGACAAAATGTGGATTGCTGCGCACGACGCAAGGACAAGAGACTGGCACGCCGAGTTGGATATGAAGTCCGTGCCGCAGGATAAGCCGTTCGTTAATTCTATCGGCTCTATAATGTACCCGGGTGACCCGGCGGCAGACCCGGCGAACACATACAACTGCCGCTGTGCCCTTGGCTACAAGGTAGCAGGTTTCAAACCGCTTAGTGAGGTGAGTAAGAAATGAGCGAAAATGTAACAGTGAAAGACAACACGGCAGAATTTGAAAAGGCGCTGCAAAATGCTATCGAACGAGGGCTTGAAGCTATCGGAGCGGCAGCGGAAACGCACGCCAAGACGAATGTGCGGGACTTTCCCCGAGTTGATACCGGGCGACTTATGAATAGCATTTCGCACGCCACAACGAATAAGTCGGCATATATCGGCACCAATGTTGACTACGCGCTATATGTCGAGGAGGGCACCCGAAAAATGGCGGCTGCTCATTATTTGCGGAACGCTGCAACTCAAAACACGGAAGAGTACAAGAAGCTACTGGAGGACAGCCTGCGCAACGCTTAATCATTAACTTTTTGTATAATTATTGACAAAAAATTCTGCTTGCTGTATAATTAAAGCAAGAACAAAAATCTAACGGCAAAGAAAAGCCGCCGAGGAAAAGGAGACAGGTTCTATGGCATTGACAAGAAAAATGCTCAAGGCAATGGGCATTGGCGAGGAACAGATCGACCAAATCATCGAAGCCCACGCTGACACGGTGGACGCGCTCAAAGAAGAGCGGGACGCTTTGAAAGGCAAGGCGCAGGAATTGGCAGGCGTCCAAAAGGAATTGGACGAAACAAAAAAGCAACTTGAAGCAGCCGGTGATAACGACGGCTACAAAAAGCAGTACGACGATCTTAAGCAAGAATTCGACGACTTCAAACAGGCCGCAAGCGTTAAGGAAGCACGCACGGCAAAGGCGACGGCTTACCGTAAAATGTTACAGGCCGCAGGGGTTTCCGAAAAACGAATTGATAGCGTTTTGAAAGTGTCGGATATTGACAGTATTGAACTTGACGCAAAAGGCGAAATCAAGGGCGCTGACAAGCTGACAGAGGCCGTCAAGACCGAATGGGCTGACTTCATCGTGTCCGAGGAGCAGAGAGGCGCAAACACTTCAACGCCGCCCGGGAACACGCAAAACAAGACTGTTTTTTCTGCTGATGATATGAAGAAAATGTCCGCTGCTGAGATCAATGCCAACTGGGAGAATATCAAACAGTCGTTGAAATCGACAAACTAAACTGAAAAAGGAGCAAAAAAAGATGGCTATTTCTTCTTTTATCCCGCAAATCTGGGACGCACGGCTGCTGAATGCGCTGGACAAGGCGCATGTGTTCGCTAATGTGGTCAATCGTGACTACGAGGGCGACATCAAGCAGCAGGGCGATACCGTAAAAATCAACACCATCGGTGCTGTGACCATCGGCAACTACACCAAGAATACCGACTTCACCACTGGCCCGGAAGCACTGGCCACTACCGAGCAGAGCCTTACCATCGACCAGGCAAAGTATTTCAACTTCCAGGTCGACGATGTGGACGCTGCCCAGGCTGCTGGTGATGTGATGGATAAGGCAATGCAGCGTGCGGCTTATGGCTTGAACGACGCTGCTGACGCTTACCTTGCTAAGCAGCTGGCCGACGCTATCACCGCTGGCAACGGCAACCTTGTTGCGACTGACGCTGTGGCACTGACCGCTGCAAACGTTTACGAGAACGTCGTCAAAATGAAGCTGCTGCTTGACAAGGCTAATGTGCCGACCGTTGGCCGTTGGCTGGTTGCACCGCCCGAGATGATCGCTCTCATCTTGCAGGATGACCGATTTGTTAAGACAGGCGGTTCTATGGCCGAGGATGTGCTGCAAAACGGCGTTGTTGCTCGTGCTGCTGGCTTTGACATTTATATGTCTAACAACTGCTTCAGCAAGGTAGCAACCGGCACCACGACCTTTACCGTCACCGCTGGAGACGAGGGTGCCTGCACCTATGCCGAGCAGATCGTGAGCACCGAGGCTTATCGCCCCGAGAAGCGCTTCGCTGACGCTGTGAAGGGTCTGCATGTGTACGGTGCAAAGGTCGTTGACGCCAAGCGTCTGGCCGGCTTGAAGTGCACATTCTAAGCGGAACAAAACCGAATTAAGACCTAAGACAAGGAAGGCGGCGTGACTTATGCTGACAGAGATTTGTGCAAAACTGCACAACTACTTCTTAGTGCCGAACGGCATTCACAAGGGGGAGTTTACAATTGAAGGCGGCAAAATCACGCCGCTGGACTTTTTACAAGAGGGGCAATACTTCCGCATCGTGGGGAGCGTCTTTAACGATGGCGTTCATAGGTATGCCGAGGCTGACTTGGATTTGACCGACGAGGCTTTCAGCGGGGCGATATGGGCACTGGCGATACCTCCTAAACTGGTGGACTTATCAAGGGAAATCAAGGCGTTTTGCGAAAGCGAGGCAGGCAAGCCCGGCGCGTTTGTGAGTGAGAGTTTTGGCGGCTATTCTTACAGCCGAGGAACGGACACAAACGGCGCTGCGCTTGACTGGCCTACTGTCTTTCGCGCCCGCCTAAACGAATGGAGGAAACTACAATGAGCCTTTTGGCGCAGGCAATGACTGAGTGCGTCTTTATACGAAAAATTGATAAACCGGACGGAGAGGGCGGATATACAACCAGCTGGGTGGATGGTGCACCGTTCAAGGCTGCAATCACTTTTGATAGCTCGATGGAAGCACGCACGGCTGAAAAAGCAGGCGTTACAAGCCTATATACCGTCACTGTTCCGATTGGCACGCGGATTGAATATTACGATGTGTTCAAACGGCTGTCGGACGGCAAGGTGTTCCGTGTGACTTCTGATGGTGACGACAAAATGACGCCGAAATCCGCCAGTTTCCAGGTGTTCCAGGTCACGGCGGAGGAATTCACGCCCAGCATTGGCGGTTAAAATAAGCCGTCAGCGGGCGAGAATGTAGACTTGTAGACGGCGTTGTAGTGTCTTTTTGTAGTATGCCAAAAACGGCGTCGTTAAGCCAAAAACAAGGTGCTTTATATACTCTCACTACAAACTCTACAAAGTTTTAGAGAGTAATATAAAGAGGGGTTTATATATTAAAATATATTAAATACGCAACCTTGTTTTGTTGTAGTTTTTGTAGTTTTGTAGTAAGTCCAAAGGGAGGACGAAGCAAATGGCGCAGACCAAAGCGGCAGCAGTGCAGGCGTTTTTTGAGCGCTTTCTGCCGGCGTATGAGGAGACGACAGTGCCGCAGGGCGCAGCGCTGCCGTATCTTACTTACGCACTTGTGACGGACAGCTTTCACGCTGATGGAAGCGGCGACACCAGTATTTCTGTTTCGCTGTGGTATAGGGGTACGACTTGGAAGCCGTGCAATGCGATGGCTGAAAAGATGAGCGAAACGCTGGGCTTTGACGGATTGGTTATTCCCGCCGCTGATGGCTATATATGGCTAAAGCGTGGAACGCCGTTTGCGCAGAATATGTCCGACCCGGACGACGACCAAATCCGGCGGAAGATAATCAATGTCACTGCCGAATATCTAACGAAAAATTAAGAAAGGATTTTTGAAATGGGTAAATTTGCAGTTATTCCCGAGAGCACTTTCGACGACCTGCAGCTTGACGCGGGCGTTCTGCTAAAGAAATTCACCCCCGGCACCACGACGGAACCGGCGGACGAAGATATTATTTGCGCCACCACTGGCGGTATCAATGCAACTTGCGTGCCGACTTATTCCGACTTCGGCGAGGATGTGGACAACTGCCCGAACGGTATGAAAGAGTTAAAGCACCTTGACAGCTGGGAGTGCAAGCTGGCGTTCACCGCTTTGGGTACAAGCCCGGAGGCAATCCGGCTTGCGCTTGGTTCTGCCGATGTTGACAAGGTCGACACCACAAAGATCACGCCCCGGGCAGACATCGCACAGGCGGACTTTTCCGACCTTTGGTGGGTTGGCGACAAGGCAGACGGCGGCTTGGTGGCTATCCAGCTTAAGAACGCCTTGTCCACTGGCGGCTTTTCTTTGCAGACCACCAAGAACGGCAAGGGGCAGATCTCTGTGGAGTTGACCGGTCATGTGTCTATCACTGACCAAAAGACCGTGCCGATGGTGTTCTATTCCACCAGCGCAAGTAAGGCTGCGCAGGGTAAGGCTGCTGTGGTCAATAAATAAGGATTTTTGTTTAGGAGGTAAAACAATATGAAAATATCCGAACTAACGACGGAGCGGGCGGCTGATGTCCTTTGTGAAGTCAGCATTTATGCGCTTAACATTTTGAGCGATAAGGAACTGCTGGCTTCTCTGCGTATGCAGTTGGAGGGCACGGACGGCGACCGAACAAAAGCGGAATTTATTGCTATTGCAAGCGAAAAAATCGCCGAACTCATCCCGCTGCTGCTGAAAAAGCACAAGGACGATGTGTTCGGCATTGTCGCAGCTGTGAATGGATTAACTCTTGAACAGGTGCGGAAGCAGAAGATCATCAAGACTATGAACGCCGTCAAAGAGATGGCACAGGACAAGGATTTGATTGATTTTTTCAGATCGTGCGTGTCCACGGAAAAAGCGTAACAAGGGCGTTGATTGACGCGCCAAGATTAACAGTACAAGGGCTGGTTCTCGCTCTGCCGTTACTTATCGAGCGGCAGTCCGAAGAACTGGCCTTTCGTATTTATGTGACGAACTGCGCAAAAATCTTGACTGAAAACACGGCCAAGTCGGCTGCTGGGGGGTCTTATTTGACCAAATCGTACTTGGACATCATCAACCCGCCGCCGCCGGAGACACGCACACCCGAGCAAGTTAAACAACAAATTCTCGGCAAGTTGAAAGATACGGCCGAAGAAAGGAATAACGACTAATGAACTTATTTGAATTGTTTGTTAAGATCGGCGTTGATGACCAGGCAAGTGATAAGGTCGGCGCTGTTGGTGACAAGATCAAGAGCGGACTTGGAAAGGCTGCAAAGGTTGCGGGTGCCGCCGTTACTGCCGCGGCGACTGCTGCCGGAGCGCTCGTGAAACAGTCGACAGAAGCCTATGCAAACTATGAGCAGTTGGTCGGCGGTGTCGACACGCTGTTCAAGAAGTCATCCAAAAAGGTGCAGGCGTATGCCGCAAACGCGTATAAGACTGCCGGTCTGTCCGCCAATCAATATATGGAGACTGTGACAAGCTTCTCTGCGTCGCTTTTGCAGTCCGTTGGTGGTGACACTGACAAGGCAGCAGAAAAAGCAAATATGGCAATCACCGATATGTCGGACAACGCAAACAAGATGGGTTCGAACATGGTGGATGTAGAGAACGCATACAAAGGTTTTGCGAAGCAGAATTATACCATGCTCGACAACTTAAAACTGGGCTACGGCGGCACCAAGGAGGAAATGGCTCGGCTGCTGCAAGACGCGGAAAAAATATCCGGAGTAAAATACGACTTGTCGAGCTATTCCGATGTCGTCGACGCAATACATGTTATCCAAACAGAAATGGACATCACTGGCACAACACAGCGTGAGGCAGCGACTACCATCGAGGGCTCTGTGAATTCCGCCAAGGCAGCGTGGCAAAATCTGCTTACCGGAATGGCGGACGACAATCAGGACTTCCAGGGGCTCGTAAACCAGTTTGTCGACAGCGTTGCGACCGCAGCAAACAACATCCTGCCGCGAGTGCAGCAAGCGCTTGAGGGCGTCAGTTCGCTAATTGAGAAGCTTGCGCCTGTTATTTCTGAAAAACTCCCGGAACTGATAACGGCAGTGTTGCCGTCGTTGGGCGAAGCTGCTCTCGGGATCATTCAGTCATTGGTTGACGGCATAAATCAATCTTTGCCTGCGCTGCTTCCGGCGGTGGTTAGCGTCGTAACAACTCTCGCAACCGGCCTTATCGAAATGCTGCCGACCATTCTGCAAATGGGGCTAAATATAATCACACAGCTGGCTCTCGGAATTGCCCAAGCGCTGCCGGAACTCGTGCCTACGATAGTCAATGTCGTTTTGCAGATTGTAACGACGCTGACTGACCCCGAAACGCTCAACAATTTGCTGAACGCTGCTGTTACGCTGATCACAGCGCTGGCAACCGGATTGATTAATGCGTTGCCGGTTCTCTTGCAGCAGGCTCCGGTAATCATCGGCAACTTGATCACTGCGCTGAATGCAATGTTGCCAAAAATCTTGCAAATGGGCATAACGATTATCGTTAGCGTTGCCCAAGGATTGGTCGCAGCACTGCCAAAGATTGTAAAGGCAGCACCGCAAATCATAATGTCAGTCGTAAGAGGTGTCGCTGGGTCTATATCTTCTCTGTTTCGGATAGGCAGCGACATTATACACGAAGTTGGTGACGGATTTAGCGCAGCCGTTGATGGTGCCCGCGATTGGGGTCGCGATATGATCGACAATTTCGTGTCAGGCATTCAAGAAATGTGGGGCAACCTCGTGAGCACGGTAAGCAACACGGCGCAGAAAGTCCGGGACATTTTGGGCTTCTCCGAGCCGAAAAAAGGCCCGCTGTCAAACTTTCACACTTATGCGCCGGATATGATGAAGCTGTTTGCAAAAGGCATTAAAGAGAATGAATGGCTTGTGCTGTCGCAGATACAAAAATCGTTTGATTTTGGAGAGCAAACAATCAGCGCGGGCTACAATATAAAAGGCTCCGGCGCTGGTGGTGTTGGCGGTGTTGGAAATGTCAATGTGACGATTGGAATTGACCCGAACGCCAGCTTGAATGCACTTGCTCGGGCGCTGCTGCCGGTTCTTAAAGTCGTTGCAAAGGAGGTAGGCTGATATGATCGCAATAAAAATCAACGGCGTTACTTATGAGAATGTGGGGACGATCAAGCCGTCTGTTGCGTACGAATACTATTACGATGTGGTAACGATGGATGGCCGCCGCCACCGGGACATTAAGGGCAAGCGAACTAACTATGATGTGACCTTCTTTAATAACGATTTTGCAGCGTACGACGCGTTGAAAACGCTTCTAATGACCGCTGACAGCGTCTTGCTGGAGGTGCCGGACAGCAACGCCGGGACGAACACCGGAGAGTATTCTGTCACAGTGACCGGCGACGACATTAAGGGCGTGCTTTACGACGGCACATATTACAGCACGGCGCTGTCCGTCACATTTGAAAGGGTGACTTGCGATGAGTGAGAACAAATACGGCTATTTTAAGTATTCCGACTTCTCCGCAAGCGCCGCTAATGGGGCAACATTTGAGATACCGGATGTGACTTTGCAGCCTTTCTTTAACGACAACAGCGGAAACCTGCAAGCTGTGTTTACTGGCCGCTCCCAGGACTTCCTGTCCTTTGAGCCGCAGGGTTTTGATTTGAATAAGCACGTCCGTTTGCTTGACCCGAGCGCGCAGCAATTCACGGATGGCGTCGTGTCGGCTTACAGGAGCGGCAGCAACGGACTTTTTGCTGATGGGGCGACAAACTCTCCGTTTAAGATTGAAATATCGCTCACAGGCTTTTACTCAATGTCAGGGCTGACGATAAAATCCCGCAATGTGATTAAATCGCTAAAAATAGAGGCATTCCGGGACAATGAGTCGGTGGCTTCGGGGCAGTTTACTGGCAGCAAAAAAGAAGAGTTTTTCCCGCTCGTGATAGATAATGCAAACAACATTACATTGACTGTTGAGCAGGTCGAGCCGCTGTCTTTCATCGGCATTTGGGGCATTCGGTTTGGTACGGCTCGAGAATTCGGCGACGATAGCATTATATCCGCGTCTGTGTCGAAATTGTATTCGCTGACGGCAAAATCGCTGGAGTATGACACGCTGGATTTGACGGTGCTTGACCCACAGCGTGGTGACTATTTCGTGCAGAACAAACAGACGATTGACTTTTGCGTCGGCGAAAAAAATATTGAGCGTTTTTTTGCCAATCAAGGAGCGGAAAATGGGGACAACACCACGACGATACAGGCGTATAATGTCGTGTCGATTTTTGAAGCACAAACCCTCGGTGGATTTTTCGGAGCCGGTGCAAATCAGGTCATTAGAGCGTTGGTCAAGCCGCTGGGCTACGATATAAGCATAGACGAATGGAAAGAACCGGACATTGACGGCTATATTCCTATTTGCTCCGTTAGAGAAGCACTACAATACATTGCGATAGGCTCCGGGCTGCGGTTCAGCAATCAAGACGGCTTGGACACGCTGCGGGTTGAGCCTGTTCCGACAGTGCCGGAGGAGACGGCAATAGAGTACACCGAGGCGAACATTGTAGGAAGCCCGAAATACGACAAGACCGATCTTGTAAAGTCCGTCACGCTGAAGCTGCACAAGCTGTCGCAGGTCAAAGACACCGAGGAGTTATACCACTGGTACATTGCCAAGAATAAAAAGGTTAAAATCACATTCAGCAGCCCGCACGCCAACTTAAAGGCGTATGAGGTGACTGGGCACAATGTTGACGGAGACGACCTGGTTGCGGAAACGCCCAGCAAGAATGTAACTTTCGAGAAGAAAGAAGCAAATTATTGCGTCGTGGTGAACAAGTCAAACAATAAGATCGTCATTGTCGGGAACAAATACGAAGACACTACGGTCGAGTATGTTTCCAAAAGCGCCGAGTTGGCGGACAACGACGAAGCGAGCGAGGTCGACTACGAAACATACATCTGCACAGATGACCCGCAGGCAATCTGCGACGAACTGCTGGAACAGAACAACCAGCGAACGAAAATCACATTCAGCACTATTGACCGCCCGAAAATCGGGAAGGCATACAACATTCTGGGCAAGGTGATGGTGATCACAAAAGTCACGGACACGCTGACAGGCGTATATGAAGTGGAGGCGATTTAATGGCATCGGGTAGAATTCTCGGTGAAATGTTCGACACGCCGGATTACAAGCTGTGGGTTGATTGGCGGTCTGTCGTCGACAGTATGAGAAATAGTTCACTTGTAACGGCAGAAATGTACATTCAGTACATAGGCAGCGGAACCGGTGCAGCTGGGCAATGGAACGGAGCGCCGATCTTGACTATTGACGGCAAAAAGCACGAAGCGACCGACACAACGGTTGATACGAGCAGCGGGCAGCCGGTTCTGCTGTTTGGAGTGTACAATCAACTGGTGGAGCACGACCCGGACGGCTACAAGGCAGCAGAGATAAAGGGAGAGGTTGGCTGGGTGACCGGCACAACGCTCACCGGTGGCGGCAGAATTGAAGGTGTTGCCGCGATGGACAAAGCAGATGTTGCAAAGCCGGCTTTTATAAGCAAAGTGCAAATCTTAGCCGGATTTGATTATGCGAGGATTTCTTTCCAAACCGCTTCAAACATATCGCTGGTTGAATATTCACTGAATGGCGGCGACTTTGTTCCCGCAGATTATTCCGGATCGGCAAACATTTTTTTCTACATTCGCGGCCTGAAAATCGACACAGTTTATTCGCTGGTGGTGCGGATCACCAAGGCAGAAAACGGAATGCAGGTGCTGTCACCGCAAGTCACTTTCAAGACTTCTAAAGTATATGTGAATGATTTCGTCCTTAATAATGACTTCATATCGGTAAAACTGGGAGAGACCGCCAAGCTGGTAGAGGGCGTGGACTACTTCCTATATCCGGACAATGCCACGGACAAGTCGCTGACGGTCAAGAACACAAACAGCAGCGTTTGCAGTGCTGAATATATTGACGGCGCTGTTATTGTACACGGCAAGGAAAAAGGCACGGCAGACCTGCGGTTGTCTGTGAACAGCACGCTGCCTATTTATGGAGTGCCGGAATTCCGGGTGCGTGTCAGCGTTAAGGTTCCTGTTGAGGGCGTCAGCTTCAACATAAAGCAAACAACGCTGCGAGTTGGAGATACTTGGCAAGCAGACTACACCGTGCTGCCGATTGGCTGTGATGAATACGACGTTGAGTTGCGGTCACTTATGCCAAGTGTTGCGACTGTAGACGGGTCTGTGGTGACAGCCGTTGCGGCTGGTGTTGCTCCGATCAGCGTTGTAGTGACCGCCGACGAAAAGGAGTACACGGATGTCTGCGAGGTGACCGTTGTTGCTGCCGGTTCTCTTGAGGGCTATCAAAACTATTATGAACCCGTCGACTTCTTGACGGAGAATGTGCTCAACGATATTTGGCGGAATGCGCAAATCATCAAAGCACTGTTTGATTTGCAGACTAAAGACAAGTATAAGATTGGAGCGCTGACGAAGCCGCCGCAAAGCACGGTCAACGGAGTGGCACAGCCATACGGTGGGACACAGCTGGCGGATGTAAAGGCCGTTCTTGATGGCGTCGAAACGGATATGCAGGTGCTCAACTCGTCGAAAATCGAAAGCATATACTACATTACGAGCAACTATCGCATTGACCCTTGGGGGATTGACAAGGCTGGAGTTTGGCGCTGGCTGCAAATCTTGGAGGATCTATTCCAAATGCTGACAACGGATGTCGGCTTTTGGGGCTACCTACAATGCACAGACGGCACGCCCACCGTTGACGGAAGAACATTGGCTGCTCGCGGAACTTCTGTTGCGGTTGACTTTGCGAGCGTAATCGGTTAAAATAAAAATATAAAGGAGGAATTCCGAAGATGGCATTATCACCTATAAAATTGAATGTGAAAGCGCAGCAGCTTGAAGCGTTGGCCAATATGCTGACAGGCGAGGATATCACTTTCGTGTTTGACGCTGGTGGAGCAATCAAGGACAGCGTTGAGTTTACTTTGGATACCGCTCTGTCGGAGGGCAGCCAAAACCTTGTCACTAATGCGGCAATCACGGAAGCGATCAACGACCAGTCCGCAAGGGTTGACAAGCTGGAAGCGCACAAAGGCGTGTCTTATCTGCAAGCGTGTTTGCCCAGTGACACAAAGATCACGAAAGAGGGCACATACGAAAATCCGGTTATTTTACCATTCACCGGAACCGCACGAAGTGGCGGATCGGGTCTTAGCCTTGGCAGCAACGGCGTTGTTATCGGTGCTGGCGTTAAAAAGGTGCGGGTGTCTGCACAAATGTATATGTGGAACTCAACGGCTCTGACTCAATGTGAAATCAATGTTTTCGTTAGCAATGCCGACGGCACTCGGACGCGTCATCTCCGATCCATTACAAAGCGCGTCAGCAACTATGAAACGATTGCGACATCACAAATCATTCTCCCGGTCGCCGAAGGGCAGATCGTGCAAGCTGCTTATATCGGAAAGCCGGACACAACGATTGTCGCTTATAAAGACGGCACGCTCTTGTTTGTTGAAGTCGCAGAGCGGGAGGATAACAAATGAATGTATATCTAAAGGACAGCGTATTCACCACCAGAATAGACACAAGCGAAAACTGGGCGGCTGCAAATCCGGTGCTGTACAAAGGCGAACGAGGGATTGACAGCACCGAGGGCAAAGAAAAAGTTGGCGACGGAGTGACAGCGTGGAATGATCTCCAGTGGTTCGGCGGTGGTGGTTCTGCACCTGTTGCCGAGAAATGGGAGCCCGTGTTTTCCAAGACCTTTGACGCTGACACCACGGCAAACCAGCAGTGGAACCTCACAAAGCCCTGCCGCAAGATCAGACTGCGTATGGCTGTGGCAGGGAGTGCTGCCAACTCCGCCGCTGGTGACATTACAGTGTACATTAACTCCTATACGAGTAAGTGTTTTCTGCCGAATGCATTCCGGTTCGAGACTGCAACTACTAAGGGCTCATTCGCCGTTGCTGAGGTAGAGATTGCCGAGGATATGGTGCGCGTGCAAACCAACAAGAGCAATATCGCCAGCAAATTCAACGCGGCCAACTCTATGACCGGCGGCTCCATTTGGCTCGCAAGTGGGATCACATTTAACATTTTCAAGGACGCCGAGGGCCACGGTGCAATCAAAGCCCTGTCGTTTCCGACCAACGGCAAGACCATTGGCGCCGGCACCCAGGTGGAAGTATTGGGGGTGGCAAAAT